CAGAGGCGTGCGTCGAGACGAAATTGGACTTTTTGCTGGCCGGCTGTTCGCCGGCCAGCCGCCGACTCCTTTGCAGCGGCGTACCGGCGATCTCTAGGCTGGTAGGCATGAAGGGTCGCCCGCCAACGCCGAAGAACATCCTCGAGATTCGGGGCTCCAAGCACGCGAAGAACCGCGAAGAGCTGGGGTCTGCGCCGACTGACCCGCTTCCGCCGCCCGAATGGCTCAAGCCGCGGGCGCGGGAAATCTTCTCCCGCGTCGTGGAGTGGCTGGCGGGCATGGGCACGCTCGCCGTCTCCGACGAGCACGTCATCACGAGGTATGCGGCGATCTACGTCATGTGGGAGCACGCTATGCAGCAGCTCCAGTCGATCGACGCCACCTACGTCGAGGTGCTGGCCCCCGACGGCTCGATCCGTTTTTCGAGGCCGACGGCGATGGCGATGCAGGCCAGAGAGTGCGGCGACCAGCTTCGGCACCTCGAGACCGTCCTCGGCCTGACGCCAGGCGACCGCACCCGCCTCGGCTACGGCGCGGTCAAGGTAGTCAAAGACCCAGTGGATGAGCTGTTTGGCGATGCCGCCGCGGGTTGACATCCGGCAGTTCTGCCGGCTCCTGAAGCACACCGAAGACCCGCACACGGGCCAGCAGTTCGTGCCGGAACCGTGGCAGGACGACTACCTCGCCGCGCTGTTCAACACGCGGAACGAGGCTGGGCTTCGCCAGTACATGACGAGCTTCTTGTTTCTGCCTCGCAAGCAGGGCAAGACGGCTCTGGTCGCGGCAATCGCCCTCTACGAGGGCTTTTTCGGCCAGCACGGCGGCCAAATCATCATCGCGGCTGGCGACCGCGAGCAGGCTAGGAAGCTCTTCGACGCCTGCAAGAACTTCCTCGACTCGTGCCCCGGCCTGGCGAAACGCTGCAAGGTCTACAAGAACTCGATCTTCTTCCCCAGCACGAAGACGACGGCGCAAATCATCAGCCGCGAGGCGAAAACCAAACACGGCTTCAATCCGAGCCTGGTGGTTGTGGACGAGTTGCACGTTCAGCCCAATCGCGCCCTGCTCGACGTGCTGACCAGCGGTATGGGTGCTCGAGCCGAGCCCCTGGTCGTCTACCTCTCGACGGCCGGGATGGACCGCGTCGGCCCCTGCTACGACGAGTTCCAGCGGGCCGTCAAGGTGCGTGACGGCCTGATTCAAGATCCGTCCTACCTCCCCTGCCTCTACTACGCCGATGAGGACGACGACCCGTTCTCGGAGGAGACGTGGAAGAAAGCTCAACCGAACTACCTCGTGACGGTCACGAAGCGGTTCATGGAGCGGGAGATGCTCAAGGCGAAGGAGTCGGTCGCCGAGGAGATCAAGTTCCGCACCCTGTTCCTGAACCAGTGGTGCTCCAACGGGGCGAACCGCTTCTTCCGCATCGGCGAGTGGGATGCCTGCAACGCCCCGCTTCTGCCGACCGACGGCCGCCCTTGGTACTGCGCCCTTGACCTCTCAAGCACCGAGGACACGACGGCGTTCGCCGCGGTCAGCCCCCTGATCGACCCCGAGACGGGCGCGACCAGCTACGACATTCACTGCCACCTGTTCATCCCCGACGAGAAGGCCGACCGCTCGGAGGCACCGTATCGCCAATGGGCGAGGGATGGATTCGTTACACTGACAGATGGGCCGATTGTCGATTACGACGTTGTGAGAAACTACGTTCTCTCGTTTTGCGAGAAGAACAACGTCCGCACTATTGCCATCGACCGCTGGAATGCCACGCAAGTCACCACCCAACTGATGAACGAAGGGCTGGACGTGAAGCTCTACGGTCAGGGGTACGCGAGCATGAGCGCCCCGACGAAGCTGCTGCACGCCGCCACGCTCGGAAAGAGGATCAGGCACGGCGGAAACCCGGCCTTGGCCCTCCAGATGAGCAATATGCAAGTCAAGCAGGACGACGCCGACAACCTGAAGCCGACCAAGAAGAACTCGCACTCGACAGCCAGGATCGACGGGGCTGTGGCGACGATCATGTGCTTCGGGCTGTGCGGCAGCGAGCCGCCGCCGCCGACCGATGACCCCGTACTCATGGTGCTGTGACGGTGGACTCACTTGACTCCGAAGCCCTGGGCCTGATCGAACTGCGGAGCAATCTGTCCCGCATTTTCGAGGAGATCGCCGAGACGAGGAGGACGATTTCCGGCGTCCCCGTCTCCCCCGAAACGAGCCTCGAGTGCGCCGCGGTTCTCTGCTGCGTGCGGGTGCTGGCAGAGTCGTTGGCGTCGATGCCGATGAACGTCTACCGCCGGCTCAAGGGGGGCGGCAAAGAGATCGCCGACGAGCTGTGGCTGCACGAGGTGCTGGCCCACCAGCCGAACTCGTGGATGACGGCGTTTGAATTTCGCGAGCTGATGATGTCGTGGCTCCTGCTCTGGGGCAACGCCTACGCCCTGATCGTCCCCAGCAGCGAGCACGGTGCCGTCAGCGAGCTGATCCCTCTCCACCCGTCGCGGATGGAGGTGAAGCGGCTCAGTAACGGCAAGCTCCGGTTCTACTTCACGCCACCGTCGTCGATCTTTGAGCCGAACCCGACGGTGAAGGAGTATCGGCAGGACGAGATTTTTGTGCTCCGCTGGCTCTCGAGCGACGGAGTGAAGGGGTACATCCCGACGACGCTCAACCGCGAAGCCATCGCGCTCGCCAAGGCGACCGAACTGCATTCGGGCGCGTACTTCGGCAACGGCGGGCAGCCCGGATCGTACTTCGAGACCAGCACCCCGCAGAAGCCCGAGACGCTCGTCCGGTTCAAGGATCAGTACAACGAGGCGCACCAGGGGCCGGGGAACCACTTCAAGACGTTCGTCGTCCCCTTCGGCTTCACCTACAAGCAGGCCGAGGTTCGCAACGATTCTGCACAGCTAGTTGAGACTAGGCGGTATCAACTCGCCGAGGTGGCTAGGTGCTATCGCGTGCCCCCCCACATGGTGGGCGACCTGAAGGACGTTCGCTTCAGCACCGTCGAGCAGTCCGCGATCGACTTCGTCACGTTCAGCCTGATCCCGTGGTGCCGGCGCTGGGAAGCCGCCTGCCGCCGCGACCTCGTCGTGGACGACAAGCAGTATTTCGTCGGCTTCGACGTGAACTCGCTCATGGCCGGCGACTACGCCGCCAGGGCACAGTTCATCCGCGAGATGTGGAACATCGGAGCACTCAACATCGACGAGGTTCGCGCCCAGATCGGCTACAACCCGCTCGAGGACGGTCAGGGCAAGAAGCGGTTCGTTCAGGTCAATATGCAGCTCCTCGAGGGCTTCACGCTCCAGAATCCCGGCGGCCAGCCGGTCGATCAGGCCAAGCAGACGCCCGCCCAGCCAGCCCCCGAGGCCGACACGCCGCCCGAGAACGACACCCGCGACCTCGCCGCGGCCGAGGTGGTCTTCAAGACGAACCTCCGCCGGCTCGCACAAGTCGAGGTGGACGGCGTGCTCGAGCGCCGCAACAAGCCCGAGAAGCTGGCCGCCTGGCTGGATCAGGTGAGCGGCCGGATGCGCGAGGAACTGCTTGAGCCCGCCCGTGCTACCGGCCGAGACATCGACCAATTCGTGGTAGCGTGGATGAATCGGTCTCGTGATCTGCTCCTCGAGTGCCACCGGAGCGGCACGAAGTACGAAACGGTCAAGGAGGGCTGGTGCGACAAGCACCTTGAAGCCAATGCCGCAACCGCTTGAAGGCGTCGTCGATGCGTTGCAGGCGTCTGCCGCCCTGCACATGACGGCGATCGAGAACTATCAGGCACAGGCCGAGCATCTGGACCGCTGGGGCTACGGCAAGCTGGCCGCAGCGTACCGCGAGGATGTCGAGGAGGAGCGTGGGCACCTCCGCGACGTGCAGGCGAGGCTCGAGTTCTACGACGTTCAGCCGTCCTACGACCATGAGCAGCCGGATTGGCCGCGCCACGACTACGAGGGCATTCTGGCCGCGAACCTCGCGATCGAGTCGGCCGCAGCAGAGGTCGAGCGTGCCGCCGTCGTGGCCTGCCGGGCCGTCGGCGACGAGATTTCGGCCCTCGTTTTCGCCAAGTTGCTCGCCGGAAGTGAGGCGTCGGTGGCGGAAAACGAGGCGATTCAGCGTGTGATCGAGCAGATCGGTCTGGACAACTACCTCGCGAATCAGGTGACGGCATGAACGGCGACATTGAGCGGCGCACTTTCATCTCCGACGCGACGATCGAGTACCGCGAGGGCGACAAGAAGCCCGTGATTTCGGGCTATGCGGCCGTCTTCAACGTCGAGAGCCGCAATCTGGGCGGCTTCATCGAGTCGATTCACCCGAATGCCTTCGACAGGGTGCTCTCCGAGACCCCCGACGTGATCGGCGTGTTCAATCACGACCGCAACAACCTCCTGGGCCGCACCGGAAACGGCACGATGCGGCTCACGAAGGACTCCTACGGCCTCCGCTACGCGATCGACGTGAACGAAAACACGTCTGTCGGCAAGAACGTCGTCGAGTGGGTGAAGGATCGCACCGTCATCGGGTCGTCTTTCGCCTTCGCGGTGCGCCGCAGCAACGGAACGGACGGCGATTCGTGGTCTACCGACCACCAGAGGGGCATTCGGAAGCGCGAAGTTCGCGAAATCACGCGACTCGAGGACGTTGGACCCGTCGTTCGGCCCGCCTACGACTCCTCGAGCGTCGTCGTGAGCCGTCGCGCGATCGAAATGGCGCTCGGCGAGTCGTTTCGGCCGGTCACGACGATGGCGAACGCCTCGAAGCGCGGCCTGAAGCTCGCGCATGGTCGCGAAGGCGTCGATCCGAGGCTTCTTTGCGTCGCCGAGCGCGTCGCGAACCGCGAAATCGTCAGCGTGGAGGAGGTTTCCTACCTGGCAAGCGTCTACGAGCGCTGCCTGGCGGCAAAAGTCACCGGCTGGTCGGGTTCTCCCGCCTGGATCGAGTGGCAACTGGCCGGCGGCGACACCGGGGAGAAGTGGGTTGCTCGGCGGGCGGCGTCTGATCAGGCTCAAGAGCCTGATCAGGCACCGCCGCCGTCCATCGAGCCCCGCTCCGAGCCGCAAATCAGCCTGGTTCCCACCTCCGGCATGGCCGCGGCGGCGAAGCGTGGCCTCGCGCTGCACGAAGCCGGCCGATCGGGCGACGGCCTCAAGCCTGAGACGGTCGCGCGGGCCAAGAAGATCGCGTCGCGCGACGAACTGACGCCGGAGCACGTCCGCGAGATGCGGGCCTGGTTCCGCCGGCACAAGGTGGACAAGAAGCCGGGGTGGAACGCCCGCGGCGAGGAGACGCCGGGCTACACGGCGTGGCAGCTCTGGGGCGGAGACGCGGCCTGGCGGTGGTCTGAGGCAAAGGTTCGCCAGATGGAGGGCGAGAAGCGCGATGACGGCGAGGAGGAATACCCCGGCACGATCTCGCCCGCGAACCTCATGCTCGCCGAAGCCGAGGAGAGCATCGCCGAGGAGTCTGGCAAGTGGCCGCAGGAAGGCCCGGCCGGTGCCCACTACATGGCGGCGAGCCCGTTCGCAGAGCGTGGCATGAAGTGCGCGAACTGCGTCTTCTACGAGGGCGGCGGCGCGTGCGAGATCGTCAACGGCGAGATCGCGCCTGAAGGTCTGTGCAAGTTGTGGATCATCCCCGAGGAACGCATGAGCGAAGAGAAGAAGCCCGAGACGCAGGCGGAGCCGCCGGCTCCGCCTGCTCCGACCAACGAGCGGTCTGCCGAAGAGAAGCAGAACGAAGAGATCGCGGTGAAGATCGCGACCCTTCAGGGGACAATTCTTCGGACTCAGTTGCACGCGATGTAACAGCCTTTATAGGCTACCAGTAGATACACAAGACTTCGCGGCGGATGTCGCGGAGATCGGTGCGAGCGACTCGAGGATTCGATGTCGCGGTGCGCTAGCGGGAAAACCCGCCGGCCGCCGCGCGGCCGGCTCAACACAGGAGCAGGCCGAACATGGCAGCGTCGAATCTCAAGCGTCTTCAGGAACGTGCCGCCGCCGTCGCCGAGCGGATGAAGGAGCTGGCCGCGATCGAGGAGCGGTCGGCGGATCAGACCAAGGAACTCATCTCGCTCGGCACCCAGTCCGACGAGCTGAAGTCCTCGCTCGAGTTCGAGGGGCGCATCGCGGCCAAGGAGGCCGAGCTTCGCGCGATGGTGGACAAGTCGGCCCCGGCCGGCACCGTCGCCCCGCCCGCGCCGCCCGCTGGCGAGCCGGCTCCGTCGAAGGACGAGGGCAAGAAGCTCGAGATTCGGGCGCTGATGCCCCACCACACCAGCCTGCGGGCGTTCAACGACGGCCCCGAGGCCGTCGAGAGCGCCTACAAGTGCGGCCGGTGGCTGCGGGCCACGATGTTCAAGCACCCCGATGACATCCGGTGGTGCAAGGATCACGGCGTCGAGTCCCGCGCCATGAACGAGGGCAGCAACTCGGCCGGTGGCGCGCTCGTCCCCGAGGAGTTCGCCGCCCGCGTGATCCGGCTCGTCGAGACCTACGGCACCTTCACGGCGTCGAACGTCGAGAAGGTGACGATGACTCGCGACACGATGATCATCCCGAAGCGCATCACCGGCACGACCGCCTACTTCGTCGGCGAAGGCACGACGGTGAACGAGTCGGAGCCCACCTACGCGAACGTCCAGCTCATCGCGAAGAAGCTGGCGTGCGGCACGCGGATGTCGAGCGAGGTCGTCGAGGATGCTCTCGTGGGCCTCGTGGACGCCTGTGCGGTTGAGTACGGCACGAGCCTGAGCTACCGCCAGGATCTGTGCGGCTGGCTCGGCGACGGCACCTCGAGCTTCGGCGGGATCTACGGCGTCGTGCCGAAGATCAACGACGGCACGCACGCGGCCGGCGTGATCACTGCCGGCACGGGTGCGACCGGGTTCGAGACCCTCACGCCCACCGACTTCATCAAGACGATCGGCAAGATGCCGCTCTACGCCCGCCAGGGCGCTGCGTGGTACATCTCGCCGTCCGGCTTCGCGGCCTCGATGGCTCGCCTCCGCTACGCGGCCGGCGGCAACACCGTCGAGCAGCTCGGCGGCGGGGTGTCCGAGACGTTCCTCGGCTACCCGGTCAACCTCGTCCACGTCATGGACGGGACTCTGGGTGCCGATCCGAGCAAGGTGAAGGTTCTCTTCGCCAACCTCGGGCTCTCGAGCATCTACGGCCGGCGTCGGGACTTCTCGGTGCGGCTGTTCGATCAGGTCTACGCGACCACCGACCAGCTCCTCCTCCAGGGAACGATGCGGTTCGACATCGTCCACCACTCGCTCGGCGACAACACGACCCCCGGCCCGGTCATCGCTCTCAAGACCGCCGCGTCGTGAGCCTGACACAAACACCCTCAACGAAGGAGCATCCAGTCCCATGATTCACTCCCAGATGGAAAAGGTCGTCGGCTCCGTCCCCACCACGGTGGGCTCGAGCGCGGTGACCCTGACGATCGACACGCGCGGCTACGACTACGCCAGCGTGGCCGTGCTGCGTGCGAGCAACGCCTCGACGGTGTTCGCGAGCGTCCTGAAGGTCGAGGAGTCGGACGACAACTCGTCCTACTCCAACGTCTCGGGCTTCGTCGGTGGCACCGACTTCACGATCCCGGCGGTCACCGACACTGCGGTGGCCTCGCTCGTGAAGCTCGACCTCGACACCAAGGCTCGGAAGCGCTACCTGAAGGTCACGGCGACCCCGGCGGTCAGTGTGAACACGGTGGTGACGGCGCGGCTGTCCCGAGGCGAGGAAGCCCCGGCGACCGCCCTCGATGCCGGCGTGCTGGCCTGGGTCAAGGGCTGATCCCGAATAGCGGGTCGGCCAGGATGGCCTCATAGCGCAAGGAAGCGCCCCGCTCCAACACAAGGAGCGAACCAGTGCTACTGCGTATCGGAAACGTCGAAGCTGAACTCCGAGTCGCGGCGGTGATGAGCACCCCGCGACTCGGGTTCACCGACAACTTCTTCTGCGTCTCGACGGCGCTTGCCCCCCACGGCATCTCGCCGGTCAAGGTGACCGGAGCTTTCTGGGGGCAGTGCCTCCAGAGGTCGCTCGAGCAAGTCATCGACAACCACGACGCCGTCTTCACCATCGACTACGACACGGTGTTCTCGTCGAAGACGGTGGAGGCGCTGGTCGCCCTGTTCCTGCACTCTGGGGTGGACGCGATTGCGCCGCTCCAGATCAAGCGGGAGAGCGACGCCCTCATGTTCGCGCTGCCCGACGGCGACGTGGACGCGAAGACGACGGTCGGCGACGACTTCTTCTCGAGGTCGGTGCAGCCGGTGGAGACGGCCCACTTCGGGCTGACCCTCCTGCGGTGCTCGGCGCTGAAGCGGATGCCGAAGCCCTGGTTCCTCGCCACGCCGAACGAGAAGGGGGAGTGGACGGGTGGGCACACCGACGAGGACATCGCCTTCTGGCGGGGCTGGAAGGCCGCGGGCAACACACTGGGCATGGCGACGGGCATCAGCGTCGGTCACGCCGAGCTGATGGTGACGTGGCCCAGCCGGCGGCAGGGGGCAGGCGGCCGGGTGCAGCAGCACACGACCGACTACTGGACGAGCGGGCAGAAGGCACCTGAAGCAGCGTGGGGGCACGTCTCGTGAAGATTCGCGTCATCCAGAACTTCGGCGACTACCAGGCGGGCCAGGTCTTCGAGGACTGGCCCGGCGGCATGTGCGAGGTGCTGATCGGCCGCGGCCTGATTCAAGAGGTCCGAGACGAGCCGATGCTCGAGGCGGCCGAGGAGCAGCCGAAGGTTGAACGGGCCGAGCGGCCTGCCTACAAGCCCAAGAGGCGATGAGATGGACACAATCGTCTTCGGCACGCCGCAGCGGCCGAACGCCACGATCACGCCGTACCGCAGCCTGGTCCGCGTGACTCAGCCGACGGTCGAGCCGTTGAGCCTGACCGACGCCAAGGCCCACTGTCGCGTCGATACGAACGCCGAGGATCTCTACATCCAGGCGCTCATCACGGCCGCGCGGGTTTACGTCGAGGACATCTTCGACATCACGATCTGTACGTCGATCTGGGAGGCGAAGTATGACCTCTTCCCGATCTGGGCGATCGTGCTGCCGCGGCTGCCGCTCCAGGCCGACAAGCCGATCACGATCACCTACCGCACCGGCGACGGCACCTACTCAACGCTGGCGAGCGCGAACAACGACTTTCAGGTGGACGGGAGCGTCATTCCCGGCCGCGTCTACCCGCAGTGGGCGCGGTCGTGGCCGGCGACCCGCGGCGACGAGAACTCGGTGACCATTCGGTACTCGTCCGGCTACGGGGACGGCGGGCAGAGCGCGCCGCCGATGATCAACCGCCTGATCGCCGTCCTCGTCCTGCACTGGTACGAGAGCCGCCAGCCGGTCGCGCCGGGCACCCAGACCAGCGTGCCCTACGTCTTCGACACGCTGGTCGCGGCCTGCAACATGGGGGTTTACCGATGAGCGTCAGGGCCAGAATCGACATCGACGCCACGTTCCACGACGCCACGGCGACGACGCTGACCGTCGGCAACCTGACCGAGCACATCGCCCCGTCGATCACGACGGCGCAGGCGATCACCGGCACCGTGGGCACGTCGGCGGTGCAGATCGCCGGCACGCCGCCGCTCTCGAGCCTCGTGCTCAAGAACACGGGCAACGGCGTGCTGCGGCTGGCGGGGGCCATCGACGTGCAGGCGGGCCGGGTGTCCTGCCTGCCGGTGACGGCGACGATCACAGTGTCGGCCCCAAGTGGCAGCGGCAGCTACTCGGCCCTCTGGGTGGGGTGACGCATGGCATGGGCCGGCAGCATGCGCGAGCGGTTGACGATCCAGAAGCCGGTCGAGCGGCAGAACGCCGGCTTCGGCGAGGCGACGATTGAGTGGGAGACCGAGGGCGAGGTGTTCGGGAGCGTCATGGGGCTCAGGGTCTCCGACTACGTCGCCGCGCAGCAGGCGGGGTCGATCGTGACCCACCGCATCCGCATCCGGTTCTTCCCGACGCTGACGCATCAGCACCGGCTGATCTGGCGGGGTCGGAAGATGGAGATTTCAGCCATCCTCGAGCGCGAGACGCGGGCAATCCACGAGATTCTCGCCAGAGAGGACGCCACATGATCACGCAAGGCATCGGCTCGCCCCGCACGATCGGCGGGCAGACGGCGAAGCAGCTCACGCAGGCGTTCGTCACCGTCAAGACGGCCGGCGTCCGCGAGATGGCGGAGAAGCTACGAAAGCTCGGCGAGCAGATGGGGGAGCCCAAGGCACTCGAGAACGCCTGCAAGCTGGCCGCCAAGCACATTGAGCGAGGCTACAAGGCCAAGATCGGCAACGTGACGGGCAACCTCCGCAAGTCGGTGGTCATCAGAACGAAGCTCTACGACGCCGCCGCGGTGGCGATCGTCGGCCCCCGGCAGACCGGCACCGGCGCGAGCAAGGAAGGCCGAGAATCGGGAAACCACGCATGGCTCGTGGAGTTCGGGACGGGCGTGCGAAAGCCCGGCACAAGGGGCCGCCGCACCTATCTGAACGTCCACCAGCTCATCAACGGCAAGATGCGGCGGCACTCGTCGGCGAACAACACCCAGTTCGCCAACATGAGCAAGGGCTACTACTTCCTGATGGGCAGCAAGTACGAGCCGACCAGGCAGGCGAGGGCCGGCAGCGGCGGCGACCATGACTTCTGGACGCCGGAGTCGGGTGGCCCGCAGCGTCCGGTCACGCTGCACCCCGGTGAGACCTACGGAGCGATGCCGGCCAGCCACGCGATGCAGAAGACGATCTCCGAGCAGCAAGGGGCCGTGTTCGGGAGCCTGGTGGCAGCCATCCAGAACTCGCTCGACAGGTTGACCAGATGATCCTCGGCCCCGAAAAGCACGTCTTCCAGAAGCTCGTCACCGCACCGGCGGTGGCGAGGCTCGTCGGGTTTCAGGTCTACCCGATCGCGGTGCCGAAGAACGCCGTCCTGCCGTTCTGCGTCTACAAGCGGCCGAACGTCACCCGCGAAAGCACGATGTCTGGCCCGCTTTACCAGCCGGTCGTCCATCTTCAGATCGCCTCGTGGGCCTTGTACTACGACGACGCTCGAGAGTTGGCGGAGGCCGTCAGGCTGACTCTGGATGGCAACATCGGCACGCTCTCGGGCGTTACAATCAGTGATATGCGGCTTGTGTCCGAGACGGACGACTACCTCGATCCCGCGGCAGTCGGAGCCCAGCTCCCCCCCGCATACGAAGTACGACAGCTTTTTCAGATTCGGTGGTCGGAAGCCACCGAATAACACTTCGCGTAAGGAGACGCATCTATGGCCGGTGTTGCAGCGATGGGCGTGACGATGACCTACGGGTCTCAGACGCTCGTCATCACGAGCTTCAATGTCAACGACCAGATCGACAACGCCGACGGCTCGCACCTGGGCATCCCCATTGGCGGCCGTCGGGAGTACGTTCCGACGTTCGTGCAGCGGGAGATTTCCTGCGACTACATCGCGACGACCGTCGTCACCGTGCAGTCGGCCGCGATCAGCATCACCGGCCCGGTCAGTTTCAGCGGCAACGCGACCCTCCAGACATCGACGGTCGGCGGCACCGTGGGCGACTTCATCAAGGGCAACGCCACCTGGCGAGTGGCTTGATGACCAGGGGGTGACCCGCAATGGCCGGAGTCACCGCGCACGGCGCACAGTTCACGTTCAGGCCGTCGAGCCTGGGCGTGCAGTCGTTCTCCGCCTCCGCGGTCGGCATCTCAGTCGAGACGCCGACCGCGGAGGTTGTCGATATGACGGGGGCCACCGACCCCACTGGGTACATCGTCAAGGTGCCGACCGGCGATTGGTCGGGCGGCTCGGTGGCGGTGGACTTTCTGTATGCGAACTACGACCCCTCTGGTCTGGTTCGCGTCCCCGGCACTCTCGTCTTCACCTCACCCGGCATGACGATCTCCAGGCGAGTGATTCTGGAGTCGGCGTCTGTCAACGCCACGGCTGGCGACTTGGTCAAGGGTTCACTTCGGTTCAGCCTCACTGACTATCAGGGGCAGTAGAAAGGTTTTCTCATGGCTCTCAGCAAGTCCAGCATCATCGCGGTCGAGGATTTTCGACTCGAGAAGGTTCACGTCCCCGAGTGGAAGGGCGACGTGTACCTCCGCGTGATCAGCGGCACCGACCGCGATCACTTCGAGGAGTCCTACGCGGACCAGAAGATGCGGGCCTTCCGCATCCGCTTCCTCCTGATCACGCTCTGCGACGAGGGCGGCGAGCGGCTCTTCGAGGACAAGGACATCGACCTCCTCGGCAAGAAGTCGAGCGTCGTGATCAACCGGCTCTTCGAGGAGGCGTGGAAGCTCAACGCCTTCACGCAGGAGGCAGTTGATGCCTTGGGGGAAGATTCCGCCGACGCCCCGAGCGGCGATTCTACTTCAAGCTAGCCGCGATGTTCGGGATGTCGGTCAAGAGGATGCTGGCCGAGGTTGATTCGGAGGAGATCGCTGAGTGGCACGCCTATGACCAGAGGTGGCCGCTCAACGACGGCTGGCAGCAAACCGCGAGGGTATGCCGGGTCATCATGGCGGCGTCGGGCCACTTCAAGAAGCACGACCTACCGGACGAGTCGGCGTTCATCCCCGCGGTCGTCAAGCCGGAGCAGACGAACGAGCAGATGTTGACCGAGTTGCTGAAGCTCAAGACGCCGATCAATCAAGGATGAAGCGATGGCAAACGGCTATCTCGGCAAGATCAGCGCCATCGTCTCGGCGAACACGGCCGACTTCCAGAAAAAGATCGACGCCTCTGCTCAGGATGTCGATCGTTTCGCCAGGCGGATCGGAAGCGACCTAAACGCGGCGTCCCGCCAGGCGTCGCGGTCGCTCGAGAACATCTACACGCCGCTTCAGAAGGTGGAGCGAGCCCTGAAGGCGGCGAACAGCATGAAGCTGTCGTTCCAGGGCTTCAAGGGTGCGGTGCGGACTGTCGAGGAGCTTTCCGAGCGGCTGGCGGAGCTGGGAAAGCGGCAGATCGACATCAGCGTCCGCGGGACCGGCTTCAAGACGGCAGCCCAGCTCCACGACGCGATCCGCGGTATCTCGTCGAAGGAGGTGAACCTCGTCGCCAGCGTCGGCGGGCTGAAGGAGGCGAGGGAGCTGGTCGCCTCCATGCAGGCCGCCGACGAGTACGGCAAGCGGCGAGGCGTTGCCTTTGGCAAGGACACCTCCACGGGAGCGGTCGTCAAGGTCAGGCAGACGCAGCTTGAAGAGGCCGTCGCGAAGCTGGCTCAGTTCCGCGACCTCGACCAGATCAAGATCGCGCTCAAGGTCGTCGGCACGCAGCAGCTTGACGAAGCGACTCGCAAGTTCAAGCAGATGGTCTCGCTCGGCCAGGAGGTCACGGCCCCGCTCGAGAAGATTCAGGGCGAGCTGTCCTCCTTCCCAGCAGACATCCAGGCAGCGTTCCAGCCCACTCTGATTGAGCTACAGAAGCGCACCGAGCGAGTCAGCGCGAGCATTGAGAAGGTCGGCACGACGGGCCGCACCTTCAACAGGCTGGCCGCCGACGTTCGCGGCGCGACGCAGTCTGTCGGCTTTCTCAAGGATGCCGTCGCGTCGCTTGGCGCTATCAACGCTCGAGGAATCGTTGACAGGGCTCCGGCGTTCAAGCAGGCGCTCGACTCTAGCGCCGCCGCCACGAAGATGCGGGACTCTCAGCCCGCGTTCGTCACCCGTAACGCCGATGTCGGTGCTCTCGACGAACGAAGGCTCGACGCCGTCAACAAGCTCGTCGCAGCCTACGCCAAGCTTGAGGGCGAGGAAAGCCGCGGCGGCGCGAGCGCGAAGACGAGCCGAGAGTTTGAGCGACAGGTCGGGATCGTCAACCAGTTGACCGACAGTTTCAACGAGTTGGTGGCCTCGACGAAGGGCGCGGCGTTCGACGAGATCGCGCTTCAGGCGAACCGCGCAAACGCGATCTTTTCCACGCTCTCGCCGCAGGCCGCCCGCGGCCTTCTGGCGCTACAGAAGGAGGCGACGGGGCTGATTGCAGCCTACCGCGACACGGGGGCTGGCGCAGCACAAGCAGAGGCCGCAATTCGCCGCCTTTCGGACGCTTCGTCAATCGCCAGCAGCGCCGACAAGCTGCGAACGGCGGCGACGGCGATCGGCGAGCCTTCGGCTTTTGCTGGCGTCGAGGCGGCGGCAGCCCGGACGCTGGCCGCGTTCGACGCCCTGCCGGAGTCGCTTCGGCAGCGGTTCTCGCCGGAGATGCGCAAGGCTCTCGGCGATGCGGCGTCCTTGGGTGACGCGGTCTCAGCAGGCGGCGCTCGCGGCACCGAGTCGCTTGACAGGATGGTCGCAACGCTGGGGAGGCTGCAATCGGCGTTCAAGGCCAGCGGAGATGCCGCTCAGGCCAGCCAAGCACTCGGCGATGCAGCCAGCCGAGTCCGCGCGAGGACGCCGGTCAACGTGTCGGCCATTGCCAACCAAGCGACGACGGCCGTCGGCGAGTTTGAGACCCTGTCCGAACCTATCCGCCGGCAGCTCATCCCGGCCTTCTCCGACGCGATCGGTCGCGCCGCCGCGCTCGCGCAAACGATCAGAGACGGCGGGTCGGCGAGCGTCTCCGACATCAACGCTGTTGCGAAGGCCGTCGGCAATCTGTCGGCAGAGATGCAGCGGGCTCGAGCATACGCCGAACTCGTCAACACCGGCCTCTTCAAGGGCGAAGGCGGCTCGCGGAGCGTCGAGGCGCTGAACACTGACGTTCGGGCTTTGAGCGACTCGTTCAAGACTTTGCCGGCAAGTTCTCGCACGGCGCTCGCCCCGTTTGTCAAGGAGGTCAAGGACGCAAGGTCTGCCCTTCGCGCCGGCGCTGGTTCGGTTCGCGACTATCAGGCCGCCGTGTCGGCACTCGCGGCGGCGACAAAGTCGATCTCGGCCACCTCTGGCGCGTTTGTGTCGGACAACTCTTCGGCTGGCAGGGCGAAAGCCGTCGCGGATCTAGAGGCTCGCATCACTTCGGCGAGCAAGGCGAGCGAAGATTTCGGCAGGGCTGCTCGGAGGTCTCTGCAAGATGTTGCCGAGGCCGCGAGAGCGGCTGCGGCTGCGTTCGCCGCCGGAGTTCAGCCGCTGTCGGCGGCCGAGCGAGCCATCGCTGTGCTCGAGGAGAGGATTGATTCCATTGGCCGCGGCGAGGGCATCAAAAACCTCTTCCGCGTCGGCAGCGAGAGCACGCAGCTTGATCGCTTGCTCGGCGAGATGAAGTCCCTGGACGAGCGGTTCGCCGCACTCGACATCACGCAGCGCCGAGCGCTTCAGAACATCGCCAAGAACCTGAAGGCCGCCGCGCAGGCCGCGGCCGACGCGGGCAGAGCAACGACGCAGTTTCGCGACGCGGTGGCTGCGATGGAGGCCGGCGTCGGCGAGAGCGAAACCCGACCGGCCGAGAACCGTCGCCGGGTCGATGCGGCCAATCAGTTTCTGCTCCCGCCCGTTTTGCAGCGAGAGTCAGAAATCCTGTCGAATCAGGGGCTTGCGACCGACGTTCGGGGGCGGCTGGCGAGGGCGGCTCAACTGCGGCAGATCCAAGAGGCGAGGACCGAGGCGCAGGCAGAGCAGCGTCGTCGGGTGGCAAGCGCGAACGAGTTCATGCTCCCGCCCGTCTTGCAGCGGGAGTCCGAACTCGTCTCAAACCAGGGGCTCGCCACAGACGTTCGAGCGCGTCTGGCGGCTGCTGCTGCGGCAAGGCAGCGTCAAGAGCAGCGTGACGAGGCGCGTGCCGAGCAGAGGCGGCGAGTCGAGAACGCGAATCAATTCCTTCTGCCACCTGTGCTTCAAGACGAGTCGCGCGCGTTGTCGAACCAAGGCTCCGCGACCCGTCTTGGGCAGAACTACTTCTCCGACTCCCTGCGAAGCCGCGCCGCACAGTTGCTCGGCCGCCTGCCGAATGACCCTGCCAAGATGCTTTCGGGCGTCGGGCAATCAATCGTTTCGTTGCAATCTCAGATCGAAAGCCTGCCCGGCCCGCTCCAAGCCCGCATGATCCCGGCCATCATTGAGGCGAGGGAAGAGTTCAGGCGGCTCAACGCCCTTGGTCCGCGCGCCACGGCGCAGGAAATCGAAGCCGCCCGCGCGAGCCTCATTCACCTGACGCAAGACGCGACCCGCGCCGCCGGCGCGATGAACTTCTCTCGCTCGTTTGGCGGAGAGGGCGTGACGGGAGTCAGCCTCGGACTCGACCAGAACGCACTGAGAGGCGTTAGCGCTCAATTGCAAATCCTTCAAGGGTACATCGGTCGCGTCTCGCGAGATGCCCGAGGGCCGGCGGTTGCCGCGTTCAATGATCTGCGCAACGCCGCCGCCGCCGCTTTCGCGGCCGGCACGCTGGACACGCCAGCGGTCGAGCAAGAACTGGCGAGGCTTAGGACCGCAGCAACCCGCACCACCGCAACCCTCGCCAGAGTCAACGAGAGGGGGCTCGGCCGCGAACTGGGGCGGGCTGGCGACATTGGCAGGCAGGGCGTAGACAGGTTGTCCCTCGCTTTGAATCAAGCCGCCTTTGCCGTTGACGACTTCTTGTCGTCCACGGGCGGCATTGAGTTCAAGCTCCGCGCCGTCAGCAACAACATCACGCAGCTCGCCTTCGTGCTCGGCGGCACCACCGGCCTGTTCGTCGGCCTCGGGGCGGTGCTCGCAGGCCAGGCGGCGGTCGCTCTGATCCGATGGGCAAACAACGGCCGCAGCGCAGAAGACCAGACTCGAGCACTCAACGATGCCCTCGCCAGGCAGAAGAACCTCGTCGAAGAGTTGGGGCAGTCGTTCAAGTCGCTTGGAGACTCTGTCGCAAGGGGGCTTTTTTCGGACGCTGGCGAGAAGGCGGCCGACTTCGCCAGGCAACTCGAGGCGATTCAGCGGAAGCAGGCAGAAGTCGCAGCCGAGCGACGCGCGGCGGCGAACTCGTCGCCGGCAGCCCCGCAAAACCTCGGCAGGACGATCGGCGAACTGTACGCCCCGCCTCTTCGACGCCAGGAGTTTCAGGGAGTCGCCGAGATTCGGGCCGAACTGAACAAGCTCCAGAAGGAGCTTGAAGGGGCGACCACCGCCGGGGAGCGAGCGATCACGCAGGGCCGCATCAGGACAACGCGGCAGCAGGAGCGCGCAGCTCTCAATCGTCTTTCTGTGGAGCCGGCTCCCGATGACACCGTCGTTCGCTCGGCGGTGCGCAATTCGGCGAGCGAGTCGGGTCGCGCGGCGAGCGTTGGTCAGTTCTTGTTTTCAAACATCGTCACGGGCTTTTCGTCGCTCCTGCTCGGCATCGACCGCGAGCGCACTTCGCAAACGGTTGACGCAGCAGGGCGTCTGCGACGACTTTCTGGCGAGGTGGGCAGCGACCCGCAGTCGCAGATTGAAGTTCTGCGCAGAGCGCAAGAACTCAAGCGGCCGGAAGCTTCGCAGAGAGACTTCTTTGGCCTCATCAAGACGAACTCGGCGATCTCCGCAGAGCAAGAGATCGCGAAGTTTGAGGAACTGATCCAGTCGCTTCAGAACGTCATTGACAAAGGGCTCAACAAAACCGCCAACGAGATCGTGGCGGCGGCTCGTGGGCCTGCGGAGGCCATTCGGCAGGCGCAGGAAGAGGTCGCCAAGGCGATTGAGGCTGGCCTGCCGGGCGCGAGGCTCTTCGGCCTTGAACTGGACGCAGCCGCCAAGCGACTCGAGGAAGCAAACAAGCGGCTGGAGCAGTTCGCCTCTGGCAAGGATGAGAACGGCAGGGAGCTGACCGACGCGGAGCGCGAGAAGCGGGTCATTGGGGCGAAGGCCGAGGTCGATACGCTTCGCCGGCAGCAGGCTGCGATTGAGGCCAGAACCGACGGCTTCCGGCGCGAGAGAACGCTCGACCCCCAGCGGCAGATCGACGCTCGCCTAGGTCGCGCTGCCAGCAACTTGCAGGCGGCCGGAATGCAGGACGGCGCAGTTGCCAGGCAGATGCGTGATATTGAGTACCAGCGAGAGACGATCCGCCGGCAAGCCATGAAGCCGGAGTTCCAGACCCCGGCAGCCCGCGGGCGTCTTGAGAAGCAGGAAGCCGCCCTCAACGCCGAGGCCGCTGCGATCGAGGCCGCGACCATCCAGCTCAAGGCATTCGCCGACGCTCTGAATCGCGCGACCGAGGAGGCCAAGGGCAACCTCAACTCGGCGCAGCAAGCGGCCGACGAGGCACGCCGGGCCGACCTGGCGATGAGCACGCCGCAGACGCAGGAGGCTCGCCGGATCGCCGACGCGAACCTCGAGAAGCAGCGAGAGCTTGAGCGGCGGGTTCAGACCGAAGCCAAGGCTGACCTCGAGCGTCAGGCGAAGATCGCCGCGTCGCCGGAAGCCCTCCGCATCCGCCAGATCGACGAGGAGATGCAGTCGGGCAGCGGGGCCAAGCGGGAGGAGTTGCTTCGCGAGCGAGCACAGCTTCAGGCCAAGGTTGACAAGGCAGCCCGCGAGAGCGCGGCTGGCCTGAACGCGGCTCGCGATGTAAGCACCGCCGAGGCCGAGCAGGCACGAATGGCCGCGCGGGGTGCCGAGATAGCGAAGACACCGGAGCAGCGGTTCAACGAGGAGACCAGCACTGGCCTCGCGTCGATCGGCGAATACTTCAAGAGGGAGGCGAACGGCGGCCCCGTGGACGCCGCCGGGCAGCGGCGGGCCGAGCAGCGGTACATGGAGGATCGCGGCAAGGAGTTCCGCCAGCAGACTTCCGTCGGCCGCGGCGTTGATCTGATGATGACTGAGCTGCAACGCTTCTCGCGCGACATCCGCGAGGGGGCGGCGAAAGACCTCGGGGTTGCCGCGAAGGAGATGCAAGATGCCGGGCTGCCCCGAGATCTGATCGCCGCCAGATTGCAACAGGGCATCCAGAACCAGATGGAGCAAGTCGCTCCGATGTTCAAGCAATTTGAGGACGAACGGCGAACGGCCCAGCTTCAAGGCCCGTCGCGCGCCGCCCTCCAAGTCTCCGACGTGACGACGACCGGCGGGGCCAGCGAGCTGACCCGCCTCCTCCGCGGCGACGACTCCGCGAAGAACGAAAACCTCGCCGAGCTGCGGCGGCAGAGCGACAAGCTCGACGAGGTCGTCAAGGCCGTCCGCGAATCCGCCCCAGGAGTGCTCTGATGCCACGCATGGTCAAGGAACTCGCGCAGGGCAACGCCTACTCCCGCAGTTCGGACGGGGGCGGCAGCGCGTACCAGGCCACCCGGAAGTGGCGGGTGCTGCTCTCTGCGCCGAACGAGTCGTGGGACGTTCACCAGGCGATCGGCGTGCAGATCGGCGACGCCTACGGGCCGAACGAGCCGCTCCCCTGCGTCAGCGTCGAGGCCGCCGCCGACGGCGAGAGCCGGCACGTTCGGATCGTCACGGCGACCTACCGGACGAGCCCCAGCGCCTCCCCCGGCGTCCCCGACCCGAAGACGCAGGAGCCGGCGGTTAGGCCAGCCCTCTACTCAATGTCCACGTCGCTCACCGAGATCGTCGCCTGGGGCGGCAAGCTCGTGACCAACGGCGTGTCAGGGGCGTGGAAGCCGAACACGAACCCCGCCGGCGACCTCGTGGACGGCCTGTCCCGGCTCGAGCCGGTCGTGACCGTCAACATCGACCAGTATTCGACGAGCGACCAGAGCCAGCTCCTTCAGTACACTGGCTACGTCAACTCCGACACGTTCGCCTTTAGCTCCCTGACAATACTTCCCCACGGCTGTATGCTCCAATCGGTCGTGTCCAACCCGGTTGTCGAGCAATTCGGCGGCAGCACGTTCCGCGGCTTCAAGGTCTCCTTCGGCTTTGCCATCCGCGCCCACTGGGCAACCACCCGCAACGGCACCGAGGCGATCGGGTGGGATATGGCGGTGCCGCAGACGGGCTTGATCATCATCAACACGGGGCTCAGTCGGTCTGACGTTGACAAGCAAGTCCTCAATCTCCAGCACCGATCGGGGCGAGTCGCAAAAGACTTCGGCCAGGAGTTCCTAGCCGAAGGCACGTCTGGGAGGAGGGTCAGGGCGATGGTGACCGTGCCTGCGAACGAAACGTCGGACGCAACCACGTTCGGCTACCTCCAGCGCCCATCAGCCCAGCCGGTCGCCTTGAATGACGACGGCACGCCCCGCAACGTGCAGACCCAGAACCCGCCGGTGCTGATCAATCGCATTTGCATCCAGCCCGAGCGGTCGTTCGGCAACAACTTCTCCGCCTTCGGCATCCGGTGGATCTCCTGATATGGCAGAGCCAGGCCGCTATCTCGTCGGCGAGCGCTTCAAGCAGAAGCTCGAGGCCACCATTGAGAAGGTGGACTCGATGGCACTGGGCCGCCCTGTCACGAGGATACCGACGTTTTTGGATGGCGGCCCAGACTACGTCGCGCCGGCGCTCCGGCTGGGCACTGTTTCTGCCACTTGGAGCAAGGGCAGTAGCGCGACGGTTACTCAGCAGAACGGTGACGGCGCGGCGATCTCGCCGGCGCAGACGTTCACGGCATCGAACTACTTCGCGACGATCACCGTGAGCAGCGGCACGAAGAGGGTCGCGTGCGGCCTCGTCGGCTCGACGTGGATTCTCATCGCCGCGGAGTGCTGACCCATGCTCGGGAGCCCGTGTTCGCCGTGCTGCGGGTGTACGCCGGATGCACTCAAGGGCATCTATGACACGCTGGCGGCAAAGACGTGCCGCATGACTCTGACGGGGCGTCTTCCCAAGTTTGACGCCGCGACGTTTATCTACCCTGGGTACGGTGCTCCAAGCCTCGCCAGAACAATCAACGAAGCTCTCGCGGTGGTCACGCAATCCGGCATCACGGCAGTGTTTTACAAAGCAACTGCGATGCCTAGCTCTATAGACTTAGCGCTAGACCTGAGCCAGTCGTCTTTTTCGCTTCAATACCAAAACGGCAATGCGGTCGCGGCACGCGGGCGACTTCTGTTTGTATACAGATCAAACCCGCTTACCCAGGCGAGCTGGGAGCAGAGCTATAGTTTTCTGATCGAACTAAATACGAGTTTCAATCAAAGCGTAAGCGTTATCCCGAACACCCAATGCTTCATTTACAGCGTTGCATCTGGGCACGTTGGATTCCCGGCAGAGCTAATGGCCTGGAGCGACATGTCCAGCCCCACTGGTTCCCTCAGCGCCGCAAAGCAAAGCCTGAGTGGGTTTGACATGAGCGCGACAAATGTTGCTGGATTTGCATGGCTCGTGAAGGCCAACGCTCCGTATTTCGTAACGCGAAACAACAGCAATTTTTTTCCTATCACATTTGAAGGGCAGGCGGCGTGGCCCGACGACATACGGTCTGGAGAGAAAACGTATTCGATTGACGCACTTCAGTCTGGGTACGGGTTTGGTCAGCAAATGACTGTGGAGCCGTCGTTGTCGAGCTTTGTTGGGACACCGGCATATCCCGAAAGGGCATTCGCGTTGAATGATGCCTCCCCGTCGCGGGTGTGGCATCCGTACCAACATAACTTGGCAGACGGGCCGCCGACATTTTCTTCTGACATCACATCTAACGCAGTCGATGGGGCTAATAGGCCAGTCTTGAAATACACAGTGGCAGCGCAAGCCTACGGTCGGGATCCCGTGCCAAACACTCTTGAAAGGGTGGAAGTAACCCTGTCGTGATCCTCTGCACCTTCACCGCCGACCGCTGCACCGTCTGCGGTGCCCCGCGGATCAACGCCCGGCAGGTCTGCGGCTCGTGGACGCCCGGCCTCGGCGACTACGTCCACGACGCTCTCGCCGCCGTGGGCATCACGCCCGCCCGCGTGGCCGCCGCGCTCGGCGTGGACGACTGCGGGTGCGAGGAGCGGCGAGAGTGGGCAAATCAGGCGGGC